GGGCTGGTCAGTATTCTGTGCAAGTTCAACGAGCAGGACGTAACAAGTTGATGGACTTAGCTGATGCGTTGGGTCAAGTTAATCCAGTGTTGCAGCAATATGGACAGTTACAAGGCACTCAGTATAAATTAGGTTTAGAACAGGCAGCTTTAGTAGAAGAAAAGCAAGAGATTGAGCAATTAAAAAAGACTAAGGATGTAGGTTTCTTTGATCCTTTAGCTATGAATGCTCGCAACCGTGGAGTTAGAGACGGCTTATTGAAGCGTTATATATCTAACACAATGGTTCCTAACCTTAGTGCTAAAACTGATGAACTAATAGATGTACAGAAATACACTGAAGATGAAGACTTCTACGAAGCTGTTGATAACGAGATAGCTAAGGAATGGCAGGGTCTTGTTAAGCAAGTAGGAGAAAGAATAGCTAATACGACAGCCTCCAAAGCTCTATGGAATACAGTAGCACCTAGATACAGAGCGGAATTAATAAGTGAGTTTGAAAAAGCAAAGCAAGACTTTATAGAAGATAATAATGGTCTGGATTTAATAACTCAGCTTAAACAATCCACAGCAAGTGGGTCTATCGATGTTGTAGGTTTAGAACTTATAGCTGAACAGCGAGAAGCTATAATGGTGGAACAGGGTATTACTAATCCAGCTATTAGGCAGAAAATATTATTAGACGGTTATACAGCACAGCTTGACACGCTAATAACAAAAGATAAATTTAAAGACGCTAGGTCTTTCGTTACTGCGATGGAGCTGATGAAAGTTAACGGTAGGCGAGTTTTTGGCTCCGCTCAATCTGTTAAAAGTATTAATGATTTTATAACAACCCTAGAGGCAGCCGAAGCAAAACAAGGAACAGTATCTAAAACTACAAAGCAACAGAACTTTTCGGGCTTCTATGAGTCGGCTTTAATAGGTCTATACGGAATGCAGAAGTTTGGAGGAGCAGTAGAACCTAATCAAATTTCAGCTTTAAAGACTAGCTTACAATCTTTAAGTACAGAATTAACAAATAATCCAAAAGCTTTAGATGAAGTAGTTTCTTCTATCGTAGAGTCTAATAATCCTGTAGCTGCCTACGAAAATAAATTATCTGAACTCTCTCAATCCCCTGACGCTCCTGATCTTGCTTTAGAATTATACATGGGTAATAGGTCGAGGTTAAATAGTATTAGAGAAGATGTATTAGTAAGGCCTCGTCAACCGCTTAATTTAGATGATGACTATAAAAAGCAACAAGAAGAAGAGTTCTTGGAATGGGCTGAAACTCAAACAGTACCACCTACTGTTAAAGATTTTATATTAAAGCAAAAGAAAGATTATGTATCTTGGGATGAATTGGATCAGTTAGGTATAGAAGCAGAAGAACGAGGTGCTATTTTAAACTCTACTTATTACAAAGGCGTGGATTCTTCTGTAGGTAAAATGATTAGAAATGAAACAGAAAATGCTTTTGCTGGTGATTTCTCTATAGAAGATTTTGAATTAGAAGAAATGTATAGAGGCACATCAGGAAGAGAGTTTCAACGCAGTGCTACAGAACGGATACAAGAAGGTTTAAAGAATGCAGCACCTAAAGATGACAAGGAAACTATTAAGATTCTAAATCAACTAGAACAAGAAGAAAAGGAACGATGGTTACGTATTGTTAACGCTAAGAGAGATAGTTTAAATATGAGACCTGAGACTGAAGTTGTGGAAGGTGAAGTACCCAAAGATTCAAGGGCAAAGCCTGAAGAAGAAATTAAACAAGTACGCACTAAAGAACTAAGAACATTTGGAAAGGATGTAGCTTATAAATCCTTGATGCAGATTAAGAGGGGAGTGCCTGTTAGGTCCGTAAGTCGCCAAGTCATAGAAGATGACAGGAGAGATATGGAAGAGAAGAACTATAGAGCTCAACAAAGACTTTCATATTATAACTTTGGTTTATCTAGTTACAGTAGAGAAGGAGTACAGAAAGTAGCTGCGTTAGATTTAGACACAGACGATGTAATTTTATTTGGAAGTTTATCAGAATCCGAGATGAAGCTAGATGAATGGGCTGCTATATTATCTAAAGATGCAGAAGGCAAAAAACTGACTCCTGAAGAGGAAAAAACAGCAGAGCAATATATTGAACTTGGAATTGAAACCGTAAATGATTTAGTAGACTTCGGTATCGTACAACAAGATTTAATACTTAGACCTAGAGACGCTTTATAATATGCCCACTTTTCAAGAGTTAAGAAAAAGTAGATATGGTGACAGCACACCTCAACCTGAAGAAGAAACAGACGAATCTACAGTACCAGTAGAAGAAAGATTACCTGCTCCGTATGAAGATGCAGGAGATATAATGGTAAGTGAACTTCTTGATCAAAACCCTCAGCTTACAACAGAGCAACAAGAAGGTGGCGAAGAGTTTACAAGTGAGCAGTGGTTTGGTTTAGTTTTAGGAACTGGTGTAGAACTTACTACTCCTATCGCTAGTAACATCGCTTATCTTAAATGGTTAAACAGAACAAAGGCAGCAGCTAAGGCTGCTAGAGGTTTAAAAGCTACTCCTTTAGGTCTGTTAGGGTTAGGTGCAGGAGAAGTAATTATAGGAGGATTATCTAATGTAGCCAACCAAAAGATACAGTTACATTACAAATCACAGAAATCTTTTAAAATATCAGAGATAATGGCTGCGGGTGTTTTTAACGCTAGTCCTGTTGTTAAAGTTATAGATGGCCTTCCTGTGTTTAAATTCTTACAACCAAAAACAGGAAGTAAGTTTTCTTACAGAAACATCGTAACAAAAGGAGGGGAGAAACTTGTTAGTGGAGCTGCTATAGGTATTCTTGAGTCTGCTTTCAGGCAATCGGTTTCCGGGTTACTGAAAGAAGAAGAATTGTTCGATGAAGCAGGGAATGTAAAAGAAGGTGTCTACAGGGATTTATTAGTGTCTGCGGGAGTAGGGGCAACTTTGAATACCGCTATGCACGGAGGTGTTGGGTTATTCAGCTACTGGAGGACAAAAGGAAAAGCAGGTAGAGCTGAAGCTGTTAAACTCACTGACTTGATGGACGGTGATTTAGTTAAGCAGGTAGACGACATCAATAAAGAGATACAAAAGGAAGCTGATGATGTTGGGATTTTTACTAACTTTGCGAAAAAGAATGCTAAAATAGCTAAACTAAAGAAACAGCGAAAGCAATTAGAGGAAGCTAAAGAATTAAATCAACAACTTAAACAGGAGATAGTAGAAGAGAATGCTAGAGTTGACGAAGCTGAAGCTAACCCTAAACCTATAGAGGAAGAACAAAGTTTAACGGAAGAAGAGTTAGACGCACCAGATGAGAAACTTAGAGAGGTTGAGGAAGAGGTAGTTGAGGAGCCTAAAATCGTAGAGGAAGAAGTAGCAGTAGAAACTGAAGAACCTACGAAAGTAGAAGAGCCAGTGCAACCTACAGCTAAAGAACCTGAGACTGTAGTTCAAGAAGAACCTATTAAGGAACCTGAGACTGTAGTTCAAGAAGAACCTATTAAGGAACCTGAAACTCCGAAACCCGAAGCAGCACCAACACCTAAACCTAAAGTATTAAAAAGAGATAATGTATTACAAAGTTTAATAGACAGAACTAAAGCTGCTTTTTCCGGAGGAGATGTACCAACTATTGAAGGTGCTAATATTATTAGGGAAGGTAAAAAACTTTATGATGATTCTATTTCCATATTCACGAAAGCAATACATACTTTTAGGGAGGGCGGTAACAAGGATGTTAGGGCTTTGCAGATTGCTTTAGATGAAGTTGTTTTTTTAAGGAAGTTAAATCAAAAAGTTAGCGACCCCTTATCGACTTTAGTAGGTAGAGGGCTGCAATCACATAGACAGGATGCTGCTAAATATAACTACCAAACAGTACTTAGTGAAAGAGCTGGAGCGGAGAGTGACGCATGGAGTGATGTAGAGAAATCATTAAGGCAAACAATAGAGAACGAAGCTGATGTTACTTTATTTAAAGACATACAAGATGCTCTAGATGTAAGGCCTCGTTTTAAAAGACTAGGCGAAGAACTCGACAGACAAGCTACTCAAGATTTTAAAAATAAACTAAGAGAAGCCACAGGCAAAGAGCCTAAAGAAATACCGCAAGAAGTTATAATATCTAGGTTACAAAAGAAACTTAGAGAAGCACAGGAAGAATTTGCAGGTTTAAGACCAGAACAAAAAGCTAAGAAAGGTAAGGAGAAGTCTCAAAAAGAGATAGACATACAGAAAAGATTAGACTTCTACGCCACTGGTAAACGAGAAGCCAAGCAGATCGCACAAGAAGAAGCTAAACTTGAAACATATTTAGAGTTACTTGAAGAGGGAGACCTAGCAAAGATTAGACAACAAGTAGGACCAGCACCTGATTGGGCTAATAAAAAAGAGGTTGGATCGTACTTAACTAAGATTAGGCAGGTAAACAATAGGACTAAGAAGTTATTACAGAAACAAGTAGTCGAGTCAGACATATCTTTACAAGACCCTAAGAAGGTAGCTAAAGTACAGGCTAAACAGAAAGCACAGCTGGAGAAGCGTCTTAAAGAATTACAGAAAAGGTTTGGCGATATAAATAAAATTCGTCCTAAAGATAAACCTAAGAAGGCAGAAGCAGACGCTGAGATAGAAGATTTAAAGAATAGAATAAAGTTTCATGAAGCCAATGAAGCAGATGCTTTAAAATTAGAAGAGGCGTTAAAAGAACGAGCTAGACTCTTAAAGGTAGAAACAGGTCCATTGGGACAGCAGCGAGCTGAGATAACTAAACCTAAAGGACCGACTAAAGTTTCGGGTGAGTTGGAGAAGGTCAACGAAGATATAAACTTCTTAAAGAAAAACATAAAGAGTAGGGTCAAAGAAATAGACAAAGCTGCTCTTGAGATGACTGATGAGTTTCAAGCTGCTAAAGCTGAGGCTGAAATAAACAAACAACTTACTAAGTTAGATGAAGAACTTGAAGAATTAAGATCATCTTTTGCTAAAGAACCTATTGAACCGGGTGTTAAGAAACCTAAAGATAAAGACCCAAAGGTTAAGGAAAAGGAAGATAAGATAGCTTTTTATAAAGAAGCTAGACAGCAAATCATAACTCTTAAAAAAAGATATGCTGAAAGAGCACGGTTATTAAAATTAGAGACAGGACCGTTAGGTGCTCAACGAGCAGAAGTAACTCCTAAACCTACTGGTCCTAAAAAATCTGAAGGTGTAATAGCTGATTTAGATAAAGATATAGCTTTTCTTAGAAGTAATATGCGTAAGCGGGTCGATGATATTGATAGAGCTAGATTGGAAATGAATGAAGCCTATCAGGAGGCTAAGATGTTGGAGTCCATACGTAAAAGAAGAGCTATCGCACAGAAACGATTAGACGAAAGAAGGGAACGGTTTGCTGATGACGATGACTTAGATAGAAGGGCAGCTGAAAGAGCGGGTAGGAAGATGGAAGAAACTGATCCCGTCCTAGTAGAGACGCAAGAGAAGATTAAGTTTTACGATGAGTTAGAAGCAGATGCTTTAAAGAAAAAAGAACTTAAAGAAGAGTTAGCTAGAAGAGCTGAGATGGAAGGTAGAGGTGTCGTATCAGAGATGAGAGCACACTTAGCACCTAAACCTACCGGCCCACAGAAAGTCAGAAGTACGGATAAGATCAGACAAGAGATACGAGACGCTGATAAAAGAATGCGTGACAAGCTGAAGGATATAGACGCAGCCCAAGATTCTTTTAGGGAGGAGCGGATATATGAATCCGTACGTAAACAAGCGATGCTTGCTGCACAACGAGATGTTGAAACTAAACTATCTAGGTTCTTTAAAGGCTGGGGAAACAACAGGGTTTACTCGATGATATGGCAAACCAGTTCTGTTTTAGCCAGTGCTTTAGGAGGTATTGCGAGTACATTCAAACAGTTTGCTAAACTAGGGGCAGAACCTATAGCTGATTTAATGAGTACTAAAAACTACAGCGGTACTCAGATAAGTGCTTTACAAGTTTTAAAAGCTAATGCTTACGGTTTAAGAGAAGGACTTAAAAACTGGAAAGGAACAGGCAGGGCTGTAGCTATGACGGCTAAGAATTTAGAAAGTGCAACAGGTGCAGCAGGAGGAAATAGATTAACTGGGGATGTATCATTGGGAGACCCTGTTAAGTTGTTTGAAGCAGCTGAGGAACAAGCGAGAAGAAAGCGTTTAAGGGGAGAAGATATAAAAGGTGTTCAACATATTTTTGCTCGTATGCCTATGGGTAAGATGTTTCTTGAATTTATGAAGCTACCTCTGCGGGGTATTATGCCTATAGATGAACTTTTTAGAAGACAATTATTAAGGTCAGAGTTAATGTCTGAAGCGTGGAAAGACGCTTTTGATGCTATACCTAATGATCCTAAGAAAGCTTCTGAGTTAGCTGCTGATCTTTACAAACAAAAATGGACTAAGGATCAAGGACTTGAGATATTAAGCCAAGAAGGAGTTAACGCTACTGCTACTGATACTATCAACAAAGAACTACTGTTTGATTCTAATGTTGCTAAGTTAGACCCAAGTGAGATAGCACAACCTACAGCTGATAAGGTGTTGAAGTTTGTTAAAGAACTAAAACTATTAAAAGATAACCCAGCGATAGGAACATTTATACATCTACTTGCTCCTATAATGACAGTTGTAGCTAGAGGTGCAGGTCGTTCTATACGAGTAGGTGTTCCAATCATACCAGCAGCACAAGCAGCTCGGAACCCTTACAATCACAGAATTAAAAAAGTAGAGGGACAAATTAGAGATAAAGATAATTACATAGCACACGAAGAAACTACGCCCCAAAGAAGAGAAGAGTTACAAAAAGAAAAAGAAGAACTAGAGCAAACAATAAAAGAGTTAAAAGGAAGAAGGATAGCGTACCATCGAGATGCTATAACGGATACTCTAATGGGAAGTGGTATGATGGCTACTGGGTTTGGAATGGGTGCAGCTGGTGTAGCTGTAGGAACTTTAGCTTGGATGACACCTGAGCAGCGTAAGAAGTTTCAACATAAAAACCCTAAAGCAAAAGCAAATACAATAGAAGGATGGGGATATAGAGAGTTTTTTCCTTTATCTATTGCTTTTGCTATCGGAGCTGACTACGCAATGTACAGTGAAATGAAAGAGTTCACAGATGAAGATGGAAAGCCTATTTTAACCAAAGATCAAAATGCTGTAGGTTTTATTATAAGGTCAATGGCAGAACTTTTTAAAGAAGTACCTGTAGCAGGTGGTATAAAATCTTTACAGAAAATAGCTACAGGTGAAAATGAAAATATAAACTCAGTGCTTGCTGATTGGTTAGGTTCTTTTGGTTTAGTGCCTTCTCAAGTAAATAAAGTAATGAAGTTACATTTTGAAAAAGGAAGCGTAGAGGAACTTAAAGGAGGGTCATGGCAAGATAGAACAGCGTATAGAGCAGTAGGACACAATCCAACAGGTAATAAAAAGACAGACCACTTTGGGCATGATATGCAATCTCCTAAGACTTTTTTAAATACTTTTATTAGATGGGCTCCTGATAGATCACAAGAGTTGAATGCTTTTGATGAAGTGTATAAGAAAGACATAGAGGGAGACGGACAGTTAATTAAACCACCTTCCCAATTTCCTACAGTCAGTGGAATTGATATGTATAAGTTTGTAGATAATAACGGAGTGTCTTTACATTACAGATTCAATCAAGAAGTAAAAAAGTTAAATGTAGATAAGTTAATCATAGACATTGTTAAAGATAAAAGATGGAGAGAAGCGTGGTTAAAAGGTTCTAGGAAAAGAAAAGGCACAGCAGATATAGGTTCTGTTTCAAACCCTGCTTTACAAAAATTAAATACAAAGTTTAGATTGGCGTATGAAAGAGCATCTAAGAACATAATGAAAGACAAGGCTTTGTTAAACGAGTTTATAAGTGAAGAGGAGAACGAAGTAGGTACTGTAGAGTACGATAAGTACGGTAAAAATAAAACTCTTAAACAAGCAATTGATTCAGCTAGAGGTCAATCTGTTTTAACAGGTAAACCTATAGCAGTAGAAGAAGTTTTGGGGAGAAATGATTTAGATGAACTTTTAAAAGCTAATCCTCAAATTCAACGAGTAAATGACTAAGTGCTTGAACTCCTCGCTCAATAAGTAATAATATAATATCATGCCAACACCAACCTACAACGATTATACAGGAGACGGTAGTAATACTTTCTTTGCCATCAACTTTGAATACTTAGAAGATGAACACGTAACAGTTGAGCTAAACGGTGTTGCTACTTCTGCTTTTACCATCAATACAGACCTGCCTACCAAGCGAGTGGAGATGACAACTGCTCCCGGTAACGGTGTTAATGTACGAGTAAGGAGACAGAGTCAACGTGACACAGACCTTGTAGACTTTGAGAACGGATCAGTCTTAACAGAGTCAGAGCTAGACAGAGCGTATCGTCACAATCGTTATTTGCACCAAGAGATAGGAGAACTAAACGATTCGTCGTTGCAGAAGGTTCAAGGTAGTACATCATGGGATGCAAAGGGTGAACAGATCAAGAATGTAGGGGAACCCACAGACGCACAAGACGCTGCCACTAAGAACTACGTAGACGGTAGTATATCCTCAGCCGTAACAGGTACAGGACTTCCTCCGTCGTTTGATAAGTTTACAGGGACAGGTTCACAAACAACATTCTCTTTAACCTTTACTACAAACGGTACAGCTTCCGCTTCAATTTTAGTAGCAATCGATGGGGAGGTAATAGACCCAGATGATTACACGATTTCAGGCGGTGCAGATGAAATAGAGTTTACTACACCTCCTCCTCTTAACTCAGAAGTTCTAGTCATTGAAAGAGGTTTTAAAGTTAAAACGGACATACCAACAGAGTATGATTGGGGAAGCGTAGTAGGTGATCCTGTTACCGCTAATTATTCATACGGACAAATAGTATAAGATATGAGTTTATCAGTACAATTAAGAAGAGGAACATCCGCACAGAACGCTGCGTTTATAGGAAGAGCTGGAGAGTTAATATATACAACTGATACCAAGGACTTGTTTGTACACGATGGTTCTACTGCTGGTGGTACTCCTGTTGGATCGTTGGCATCGATAGCTGATGACTCCGTTACCTTCGCTAAGATAGAAGAGATACCAGCCAATACGATACTTGGTAACAATACAGGTAGTTCTTCGGATATACTAGAGTTAAGTGTAGCACAGACTCAGGCTTTGTTAAACGTAGCTGACGGTGCTACTGCTAACGATAGTGATGCTAATTTAAAGAACAGAGCGAATCACACAGGTACACAGACTGCCAGCACTATCTCTGACTTTGACACGGAAGTAGCTAACAACACTGCTGTAGCTGCTAACACGGCAAAGGTAGGACTTACAAACGGATCAGTAGACTCTGACAAATTATCAACAACATTAGACTTTGGATCAATCACATAACCACTTATAATCATGGCAAACATAGAAGTAAAATTAAGAAGAGGAACAGAAGCCGAACACGACACGACTAGCGGAGGCTTCGTAGGTGCTGAAGGTGAAGTAACAGTAGATACAACTAACGACACCCTTAGAGTACATGACGGTAGTACAGCAGGTGGTGAACGTTTAGCTAAACACAGCGAGTTATCAGGAGCTGGATCAGGTGGTACAGTCACGTCAGTAGACAGCGGTACGGGTTTGACAGGTGGGCCAATTACTACAAGTGGTACATTAAGTATAGCTAATGACGGGGTAGGCCCAGATCAGTTAGCACACACTGCTGTTACACCCGGTGCTTATACAAACGCTGACATTACAGTAGACCAACAAGGTAGGATTACAGCTGCTTCT